CTACGCGGCGGCCTCTCCATCCTCGAACACCTCGTCCGGGATCTCAACCTCCTCGGTCTCCTCGAAGAAGACCGTCTCAAGAGCCTTCCTGTCTCGGGCTGCGGCCCCCTTCACCTGGTGGCGGTACACCTCCCGCAGTTCCTCGGGCCCGGCGTGTCCCATGTAGAGCTGGACCGTGGACTCCGCGACGCCTTGGTCCAGGGCGTGTGACGCGAAGCTGTGCCGGAGGTCGTGGAAGCGAAAGTCCTCGGGGAGTCCGGCTACGGCAAGCGCCCGCTTGAACGTCTTGTAGAAGGCATTGCGGCGGATCACGTTGCCTCGGGACGAACGGAAGAGGATCTCCCGACCCTCGGTGTCGACCAGAACCGATTGGCTGTCCAGGTGGTCGAGGAGAGCACGGTGCGTGAACGCGGGCAGCGGCACTTCGCGGCCGTGCGAGGACTTGGTCTTGTTGTAGTCGACGAGGACGGGCTTCTTGTTCTTCAGGACGATGACCTGCCGCTGCACGGTCAGAGTGCCGGCCATGAAGTCGATGGAGTCTCGGCACAGGCCGAAGGCTTCGCCGGAGCGGAGCCCGCACCCGACGCCCAGCATGATCAGGGCACGGTTGTGCTCGGGCATCGCCTCGTAGAGGGCCCAGACTTGTTCACGGCTCGCAGGGACGATGCGCTTCCGCGTGATCTCCGGCAGGACGATGTCCACGCACGGCGAGAACGGGATGACCCGCTTGCGCACCGCGCTGTTGATGCAGGCGCGGAAGGTCTTGTAGATGAGGTGGATCGTCCGGGCGGCCAGCCCCTTCGGTATCAGCTCGTGATCGATCCAGCGCTGCACGTCCACGGCGTCGATGCGGTGCAGGAGCATCCCGCCGAAGGCGGGCTGAATGTGCTTCCGCATGTTCATCTCGTACGACTCTTGCGTTCCCGGCTTCCGCCCAGGTCGGTTGATCCACTCCTCGGAGTAGGCCAGGAACGTCGTCCGCAGATGCTTGGGCCTGACAGCGATGCCGCTGTCCTTGGCATCCAGCACCTTGCGCTCGTACGCCTGGGCATCGGACTTCTTCTTGAACGTCATGTCGGCCGGGTCGCCGTTGGCGTCCCTCACGCGGGCCGTCCAGCCGTGCGAACAGTTCACCCGCTCGCACTCACAGCGCACCCGACAGATGCACTTGTCTGGGTTCTTGTGTCTGCACCTCTCGGCGCAGAGGCAGGCGCACCTACAGCGCTTGCTTACGGACATGTCACCTTCCTTTCGTGATCATCACTGAGTCGGCGCGGCGACGCCGGTCTCACATGGGCTGGCGGTCGATCCACCGCTCAAGATCGGCGGGGCGGCATCGGAGTTGGTTGCCGATGCGGCGAAATGGGATCTCGACTCGGCGCCAGTTGCCGTAGACCCAGCTCTTCGGCCTGTCGAGGTAGGCGGCTACTTCGTCGAGCGTCAGGAGCTTGGTCAACGTTCGAGGCCGCCACGTGCATCACGGCCGAGGCCGTTCAGGTTCCCCCACGCAAGAGCGGCCGACTGGAGGGCGCGCTCCCTTCCCTGCTGGAGCCTGCGGATCGCGTCGAGGATCAGCTCCACGCGCTTGGCCTCTGCGGCGCCCACGGGGTACGTGACGTGCAGGGCCTCGCCAATCCGGTCGAGCGCTTCAGGGAGGCTGTTCACGCCTGCGTCGGCTCGGCCGGCCGCCCGGATGACTCGGCACTCCTGACCCGAGACTCCGAGGACCCAGCCCCAGCCGTTCGCCATGGCCTTCTCGCTGTACTTCAAGCGGCGGCCCCGATGTAGTCGGCGCGGGACTGCGCGGTCAGGTGCCACATCCCGTAGTCGCATTCGTAGTACCGGTTTTCGCGGTACAGGCCGCGCCGGGAACCCTTACGGTCGACTGCGCGGTGCCGCATGGCCTGAGCCCGGCCGAGGGCCTTCTCGGCTGCTCGCTCGTCCTCGTAGGCGCGCTTGTTGCCGCACGGGCAAGTGCGGAACTCAACTGATCTGATGCTCACGGCGGTTGTCCTCACTTCTCGAATCGGCTGCATGGGCAGGTGGGTATCTGGCAGGCGCCTCGGGCAGCGCTGGCGGCGGAGTGGGTGAACGGGGCGTGTCCGCACTCGGGGTGCTGGCAGTAGCCCTTCCAGCCCTTCTTGCCGTCGATGTTGGCGAGCATGACGCCGGGGCTGTTGAGCTTGACGAGGCGTCCTGTGCCGCCGATGGCGAGCTTGGAGGCGAAGCTCTTGGCTTCGGCCTCGTTGCCGAACGGCGCCCAGTTCAACCCGCGGCTTCCGTCGCTCCAGGTGTGCACGAGGGCCACCCAGTCGCGCATCTGGAGGATCTCGCCGACCTCCTTGATTACGGCCTTGGCGAGGTGGTTGGCGCTCTCGAAGGTCGGGTCCTCCAAGAGCGCCACCACCGCCGCGATCTCCTCCTTGCGGGGGGTCAGCCGCATCAGTCTCGGATCTTCACCGGGAAGGCGAAGAAGCGGGATGTGACGGCTGCTCCGACCCCAGTCACGAGGTAGGCGTCCGTGTCGATCTTGCGGGCGGTGTCTTCTTCGGCGTCGGTGAACACGGCTCCGATCGGCAGGGTGTTCAGGTCTTCCGGCGTCGTGATGGTGGCCATTGGGCTCCTCCTCTGTCCTGGTTCAACTTACCCCTTCGGGCCAACAGGTTCAAGTTTGCCGTTCAGGTGTGCGGAGACAGCTCGGAGTACCTCGCGGCCCAGCTCCTCGGGGGTGCCGGTGTTCTCCAGGACCGCATCGAAGTCCCACGCGTCGAGGGCCGTTTCACTGCTGTGCGACGACTCGCGGATAGCTGGCTGATCGGGGCGGACGAGCTTGATGACGATGCCTCCGCGCTTCCGGATCTCCTCGGCTTCGTTCGGGAAGCGCACGTCCGTGATCACGGTCGGCGCTCCTGGCTCCAGGTCGTTGAAGAGAGCCCTCACCCACACGTCCTCGCCGAGCACGTTTCGGCCGGCCTCGGTGCCGCACCGCTGCATCAGGCCCCGGAGATCCCAACTGTGGTCCTTCACCCGCTCCCACCCGTGCTTGTCGACCTCCTGGGCCAGGCCGTCAGGCTCGGCCGTTTCCACGGTGTCGATCATGGGGTTGAGCGCGTACAGGAAGCGCTTCATAGGGTCGGCGAAGGCGCGGCGCTGCCAGGTTCGTTCCCCGTCCAGCGCGGCGAGCGCCTGGGCGGCCGTGTCCTTGCCTGCTCGGGCTGCACCCGCGATGCCGATAAGGGGAGCGGTCGGCCGTGCGGTCGGGGGTTCGTTCTGGGCGTTCTGCTCGGGGTCCGGCACGGGGGCGGAGATCGGGTCGGGCATGGGGGCTTCGAGGAGCTCGACCTCCCAGTCCGGGAGCATGGTCACCCAGTTCTGGCGCGTAGGCGCGGCTTCGAGGCGCGGGTCAACGTGCAGTCGGATGACCTTGGTTCGTACGCCGTCCCAGGCGGCCGTCTTGTGCATGGGGTCGGCGACGAGGTAACCCTCTCGCGTGACGGCGTGGCCTCGGGTGTCGCGGCCGACCGCACGGACCCGCTGTCCGGCCTTGAGGTCGGTGAGCTTCGCCTTCATGGTCATGGGGTCTCTCTCTTCGTTCGTGGCCGCAGGCGCGGCGGGGTGGTTGTAGATCTCGGTGAGGTAGGCGCGGAGCTGCGGCTCCCACGGCACCCCGAGGAGGGCGCCCATCACGGCACACCCCATCGGGGGTGCGACGACATCGCCGATCTGCTGCGTGCAGGACGACCGGGAGCCGGTCCAGGGGTAGCCGGGGCGGAAGCCGACCAGGAGCGCGGCCTCGTCGAGCGAGAAGCGCCGGTCTTTGTCGTGCTCCCAGTACCAGCCGCGGATTTTCGAGGTGATGCCGGTCGCGGGCTTGTCCGCACTCCAGCAGTTCCCGCCCGCCGTCTTGCGGACGCCACGGGTGTTGACGCGGATGCCCTCGGGCCAGCCGAGCGCCTCGGCGGCCGTGGTGGTAGGGAGCGGCTCCTTCGGGGTCAGGGCCTCCATGTCGACGTAGGAGTGCCGAGCCGCCATCAGGAAGACGCGCTTCCTACGGGACGCGAGGCCGTAGTCCACGGCGTCCAGGACGCGGTACTCCGCGCTGCACCAGTCCGCCGCCCACAGCTCCTCGCGTATCCCGTCGAGGATGGTCTCCGGCAGAGCCGAGCTCTGCTCCATGGCCAGCCATCGGAGGTTGTCCCACTGAGCGGTGAGAGCGAGCGACCAGATCAGCACCTCGGCGATCAGGCCGATTCGCTCGTCCGTCATGTCGGCAATCGGTGACCGGGCCTCGTCGAAGGTGAGAAGGGGCCCCGTGAAGCCTGAGTACCCGTCCCAGTCGGGGTTGCTACAGATCAGACAGTGGTCCGCCCACTCGCATGGGCCGCACTCGCGGCTGTCGTGCCAGTGCCCGAAGGTGGCCTCGAAGGCCATCGTGAACACGTCCAGAAGGAGTTCCTGATTGCGCGGGTCCTGCCCGGCGCGCTTCCCGGCCGGAGTCCAGCACTGGCAGGGCGCGGTGACGATCAGGCCGCGAACCCACCGAAGAGCGGGGTGCCAGGGGTCGAGGTCGCGCACGTCCATGGTGATCCGCTGAAACCCGGCCGCTGTCGCGGTGGCCGAGGCGTCCCGGTTCAGTTCTACGCCCACGATGTCGAGCGGAAGGCCGAGCACGTCGCGGATGCCAACCTCCAGCCCTCCAGGGCCGCAGAAGAGGTACAGCACGGGGTCGGGCGCTCCGGGTTCGGGCTCGAACAGCCATCTCACGGGGAAGGGGGCGGCTATCGCCTCCAGTTCCTCTTGGGATCGTCCGGTCAGATCCGGCTCGATCCTTGGGCCGAGGGCGCCAGCCGTGTCGAGACGGATCAGGGACATCAGATCGTCTCCGAGTGGGCCCACTCGCCGAGCAGCTCGGGCGTGCCCTTGAAGATGGCCTCGACCATGCACATCGGGTCGTCCTCGAAGATCCAGCTCGGTTCGATGGGCGCTTCCGCTCCGGAGGGACCGTTGGGGTAGCTGTCGACGATGCGCTGAGCCACGAGCGGGTAGGCGGCTTCCTGCATGTCGCGGCCGGGGCCGTTCGGCACCTCGACGGTGCAGACCATCGACGGCATGTCGTACGAGACGCCTTCGGAGTCGCTCTCCCAGCGCACGACGAAGGTCACGGTGGAGGTGTCGGTGCTCACGCAGCCTCCCCCAGACCGTAGGTCTCGCGGTGGCGGCGCGGCATATCGACGGGGGCGTGCCAGGCGAGCGGCTCGTGCTCCTGGCGGAGAGCCTGCACGGTCAGGTGCTCGGCGGCCTCATCCCGGCCGGCATCGTGGGCGTGGTCGAGTACGGCGGTCAGGAGCGCGTCCGGGTCGACCCCGTACGGGGAACCGACCCACTTGATTTCGTGGCGGAAGTCGATGCTCGGCTGGTGCTGGTAGATGTGCACCGCGGCTTTGCCCCCGCCCCAGCGGAGGGTGATCCGGTAGGTGTCGTTCGTGAAAAAGCGAGCTCCGTCGCTGTTGAGCGCGACGGCGCCGTGAGTCGTGGTCATCAGGTACCGTGCCTTTCGTTGGGCTGGCGTGTTCATTTGGCTGGCATCGTCAGGCGGGGGACACCACTCCCCCGCGACCCGGCTCACCACCGGGTTTCGCCCACGAGCACCCCTCCCCACCTCGTATGGGGAGGGGCGCTTTCGTTTGGAGCGGACGGTCAGAGGTCCGTGCCGTACATGTCGGTCACGTCGCGGCTGATGTCGTTCGCGTTGTCGGTGTCGAGCTCGTCAACCCACTCGTCTTCGTTCTCGTCGAGCCAGTCCTGAAGGGCGTCTTCGTCCTCGGCGATGTCGGCCGGAACGGTGACGGTGGCCTCCACGTCGGTGACCGTGGTCTCGGTGACCTCGAAGCGGACGGTCAGGGTGACGGTCTTGGGCTCGGTTGCGGTCGTCACTTGTTCTCCAGTCGGGTTCGTACGCGGCAGGGGGTGCAGGTCAGGTCTTCGTCGAGGAGCTCGGGCACGTGGCCGCAGCCCAAGCACGGTTCGGTGTTGTGGTCGGGCATGAGCTAGTCCTTCAGCGCGCGGTCGAGGACCGGCCAGTACCAGGGGCATTCCGAGTCGGGCCAGCCGTTGCGCTTGCCCCACTCGCGGCGGGCCTGGGCGGCGCACCGCTCGCACATGAACCGATCGCCGAGGATGTGGTCCGTCCAGGGGCCTCGGCCGCGCACCTTCCCAGGGCAGGTCTCGCAGGTGCCGCCACCGCGGATGTGCTGATAGGCGAGCGTGGTCTTCCCGTTGAAGGGTGAGGTCGACCAGACGGCCGCGTGGCCGTGCTCCTCGGCGCGCTCGTGGGCGAGTTTGAAGGCGTCGCGATACCCGTAGTCGTGGAAGGTGCCCTCGATCCTCTCCATGCCGTCGTGGCAGTAGAGGCCGTGGCTCGGCGCGTCCGGGTCGGGGCAGACGTACACGTCGTATCGCCAGGTCACTTCGCGTCCTCCTTCGTAGCTTCCTGGAGGGCGTCGAGGATCTCGACCATGGCGGGGCTCGGCCGCTCCTCGTCGGGGAGCAGCTCGGCGGGGAGGCGGATGAGGAGTGAGTGCGTCTCCTGGGAGAGGGCGAGCAGGGTGAACCACTCGGCGGTTCCGGGGTCGAAGTCCTCGCGCCAGGCGGTGACTTCGCGGCACATGCGCAGGACGTTGCGGATGGAGTCCTGGAGGTTGTCCATGTCGGCCTTTCAGGCTTCGGGAAGAGGGGCGTGGACGAGGCAGGACGACTTGCGGCACGGGTGGCCGAGGTCGTCGATGAACTTGCGGTGAGCATCGAGTCCGGCAGTCAGCCAGTCGTCGCCCTCGACGAACTGGGGCCGCTTCTCAGCCCAGTGGGCGCGGGCCCGCTCGATGTCGGGGACCGTGTAGAACTCGCACGCGCCGTGCTGGCGGACGAGATCCACCCACGAGGCGCGAGAGCGCTCGTAGGCACTGCGGGAGTGGTTGTATCCGGAGGCCGGATCGATGTCCTCCATGGGGACGCCGGACTCCAGGCAGAGGGCTATCCGGGCGTCGGCCATGGACGTGGCGCGGTCCGGGTCGGCCGAGTTGGCGATTCGGTAGATCATGAGGGTGGCGCGGCGCATGACGCCTTTCGGGCAGGGGGCCGCCCCGCCAGTGACAGGGCGGCCCAGGGGGTACGGGTGTGGTCAGGCGAACGTGGGCGTCATGCCGCGATGGATCGGCCGGCACGGGCCCCGACGCGCTTCGCGCCTATGTCGGCCCGACGACCGGCGGCCGAGCCCTCCTCGAAGGCGGAGGTCCGGCGTGTACGCGGCTTGTACTCGCTGACGCCGGACGGATTCGCCTCGTCGGCGGCCCGCTTGGCGATGGCCGCGCGGTCGGCGAGGACCAGGGCGACGGACGTTCCGTGCTCGGCCTCGGCCTCTCCCTTGGCTCGCGCTTCGGCGTCCTTGATCCGCTGGACGACGGTGTACGTGAAGCCGCGCAGCCATGCCTTGCGGTGGGTGGCGAGGGTGGTGGACTCCCACCATTCGGGGCGCGTGGTGCGCAGCCCGTTGGACGCCTGGAGCGAGAGGGAGGTGTAGAGCATTTCGGCGCGCTCGATGTCGGACTCGAAGCCGTAGAGCTCGACCGTGTACGTGAAGCGCTTCTCTCCGCGATTGCGCCTCTGGCTCAGGATCGGTTCGACGCTGAGCGCCTTGGCGATCAGCCCGGCCAGCAGCCGACGCTCCGTAGCGTACGAGCCCTCGATCACGATGCTGCGGTGAATGACCTTGTCGGTGGTCGGGTCGGACGCGGCGAGCATGGCGCGCTCGATTCCGTACTTCCCCATCAGTTCGGCGGCCTTGCCGAAGTACGCCTCGGATTCCTCGGGAGTGACTCCGGGGTCTTCCGCCTTGGCGAGGAGGGCGCGGATCTTGGCAAGGGTTGCCTCGTTGGACATGTGACTCTCTTTTCGTGCTCAATGCGGCTGGCATCATCAGGAGGCGGACACCACTCCGCCCCGACACCTCCTTTCGCAGGTGTTTCGCCGGTCACTTCGTCGGGGAATAGCGCATCAATTCGGCGAGCCAATCCTTGGCGTCTGCAAGGGACTTGGCGTGCTTCGTGGCCGCGTCGGCGCCTTGGGCGATGTATGTGCGGGCAGGGCCCTGCACGTCCAGGAATTCGTGAGAGAGGCGGTCGGCTTCTACGAGGTCGGCCGCTTGGCGCCGGATGACGGCAGTGTGTACGGCCTTACCCGAGACCACGACGAATTCGATGGCGCGGTCACAGGATTCGACTTCATCGACGGCGCGGTCAAGGCGCACGCGGGCGTCGCGCATTTCGCTTGCTTCGGCGCTTCGCTTTCGGATGACGTCAAAGATGCCGGACAGGGTTCGCCCGTTGTTCCTCTCCGAGAATCGACGGTGCTTGTTCCGCAGCTCGATCACGTTGTTCTCAAGCCGTTCGATCTCGATGCGTAGTGCCCGGTCGAGTTCGGCGGCGTAACGCGCCACGAGCGCACCGCAGTTGTGGGCGTAGGTTTCCGCGTTCATGGTGCCTCTTTCGTGTAATGCGGCTGGCATCGTCAGCACCCGGACACCACTCCGGGTGGACCTCCTTTCTGGAGGTTTCGCCATTGATTACTTCATGTGTCCTTCCGTTTTTGGGCAGGGTCGAGCGCCGGCCTGGGGGTAGACCGGTCCCTGGGGATGTCGGGGTTTAGGCCCCGACGACCTCGGCCTCGGCAACGTCGTCCGAGTCCTCCGACTCGTCCGCCTGGTTGCCCATCTCGTGGTGCGTCATCCAGAGCTCTCCGGCGTCCGGGCGCCCGGCCGCAGCCAGCAGCGAGGAGAGCGCGGAGACCTCGGCGAACGTCAGGCCGTCGGCCTGGTGCACAGCGGTGAGCGGGTTGTCGAAGGCTTCGGCGAACTGGGCGACGGCGCAATTCAGCGCGCGGTGCGTCTGGGCCGTCACACGGGCCTGCACCTCGGCCTCCATCGCCTTCCGACGCTCGACTTCGAGAAGCGCCTCCAGGGCGTCGATCTCGTCAAGGGAGTTGTAGAAGGCGTGCAAGGCCAGGTGTCCGACCTCGGCCCGGAGCTTGCGGCGCTGAACCCAGTTCGTGATGAAGGGAATTCGCATTTCGTGCCTTTCACGTGCGGCGTGTTCTGCGTGCTTTGGCTGGCATCGTCAGCACCGGGACACCACTCCCGATGGACACCCCCTTTCAGGGCGTTTCGCCGGTTCAAGTTAGCCTTTCAGGCCCGAGAAAGATCGCGGTCGTGCGTGACCTCCTGGATATGGATTCCGTGCGGGTGCATGACTCCGCAGTCAGACCCGCCGCACTCGCATTCGTCGCGGAGCATCTCCGCGTGCATCTCCGCGCAGCCCTGGGCGTACTGCCAGGCGGACCACAGGGAGGTGAACACCGACTCGGCGCCCTTCTCGTAGCCCTCGTGCTGCGTCACCCGGACGCGGCCGGACGCCTCGGGCTTGACCTCCCAGTGCCCCAGGAGATCGGCGACCTCGTTCCAGACACGCACCTCGTGCGCAGGCTCGCATTCACCCTCGAAGGTGCACCCCGTGCCGTCACAATGACCCGTGAAGCAGTGCGCCGCCTGCGAGTTGTCGCAGTCGCCATCACGGTTGCAGCCCTCGCAGTAACGGCGACCGTAGACCGCGTTACCGCAGCAGTCGCAGTTGCGGGCGCCGCGCACGATCTCCTCAGACTCGTCTTCGAGCAGCTCCCACCCTTCGGGTACGAACAGCTCAACGTCGTCCGGCTCCTCGGAAAGGTACTCCTGGATGTACGTCGTCTGAGTCGCCCCCGGACAACCGGGGTACGGCTGCGCAACGATCAACATCAGGTTGTACGCCGCCTCGGACGGAGGGACGATCTTCGCGTTCATGTTGCCTCGTTTTCGTGTTCGTTCGGCTGGCATCGTCGGCACATCACCGACTCATCAGGTCACGGGCACCACCCCGTGACGACGCTCGACTTCGAGCGTTTCGCCACGAGGGACAGGCCGGCCGCGGGGCAGACCTGTCCCCCAGACCCCGCTACGAGCGGGGGCGGAAGCCGTTCGCCGGTACGAGATCACCGGACTCGGCACGGCGCCACATGTTCGCCGTCCTCATCTGGATCTCGTCAGCAGGCAGGGGGCACAAGCGACACCACCGCTTGAACTCCCCAGGCTTTGGGGCGGGGTTGGCGATCTCGATCACGTCCCCGCACCGCGCCATCGGAGCAGACTCCGACACGTGGTCGAGGGTGTGGAGAACGCCTCCCCGGCGCCCCGGCTTGAACCCAACTTCAGACATCTGGACCCGCTCCCATGGGGAGCCGCCCTCCCACCTCGTACGGGAGGGCGACTCTCGTGGTTCAAGTTAGCCAATCAGCGCCGAAAGGAGGGCGTCACGGCAGGATCGAGAGCAGGGCGACCGTCAGCATGTCGGCCACATCCCGCGCCTCGTCGCGCTCAGCACGGAGCACCTCCTCCTCCAGGATGGAGGCGAGGGTGGTCACCGCGTGCGCTTCCCGCTCCTGGCGCAGCTCGGCCCGCGTCGCGTCCAACTCGCGCTGGACGGCGAACAGCCGCTCCGCCAGGTGCTCGGCCTGTACCGCGAAATCGCAGTCCTGAGCATCCGTGGCCTTCTTCAGGTTCACACCGGAGTACGCCTTGAACGTGGTGCTGGACATGTGTCCTCTTCTCGTATGGGCCGGGACATGCCGGCCTGGAGATACACCCCACCTCTTGCTGGAGTGCTGGCACCCAACCGACCGAAGCCGATTGGGTCTCAGCACACCACCGAGCCGAAGCTCGGCGGGTGCTCACACGTTCGTAGTAGGCAAGGTGTCGGGTGCGGAGTTCTGCCGCAGTCGCGGCCCTCACGCACCTTCGCAGTCATCTATCCATCGCAGCCCAACCCGCCCCACATGGGCATTCCAGGCTGGTGACGGGCGCTTTCGCGCTCCAGTCCGCTGCGGAAATTCGCGTTTCACTGTTGAGTTCTCAAGGGACAGCAGCTTGCTTTCTACTCACCGCCCCAGAGGGCCGCTTTCGTCCGCGCCTACCAAGTCTTTCCCCTGGCGAGTCACCGCACTTCCGGCCGCAGTTTCCTGCCGCTCCGCCCGATTCCCACCCAGGTAGTCAGCCACCTGGCAGGGGGCCCGCCGATCACCCGGCGGTGGTGCACCCGATGCCCGGATGCTGGCGTGAAGGTCATCCGCTCGACCCTGGGGGTCTTGCGGTGGCTCCGACCCTAGCGGATCTTCGCCGTTTGGTTCAAGTTCGCCTTTCGGCTTCGAGTGAGGCGGACCCCGTGACCCTTGCGAGCCCCGGTCCTCCGCTTCGGTCCGAACCGTATCAGGTCCGGGCCAGTGGTTCAAGTTCGCCTTTCGGCTTCGTTCCCGCGCTCCCCTCAGCCCTTGCGAGCTGGGTTCTTGCGGTGAGCCCCGACCCTAGCGGGCCAGTCCTCGTTGGTGCAAGTTGGCCTTTCGGCTTACTCGCGATGCCCCCGCTCCGGTCATCCGCTGGCCGTCCGGTTCCCGCCTCCATGGCTTCGTGTCTCGGTCGGCCGCTGCGGTGTCCGTCGTGGCGACGGGTCAGACATTGGCTTAGTTGAACCAAGGGCCGCAAGCCCGGTGTCCGTGATGTCCGAATAGTCTTCCGCATTGTCCAGATTCGTCCCCGCATCGAGTGTCCGGAATGCCCGATTCAATGGCGCCCCTGCCCGACCTGCCCACGCTGCGGCCCGGATGAGGCGCGCGTTCCTCTGCGCCGCGCGTCGCGCACACGGAAGATGTCCGGTTCGCCTGGCCGCGCCCCGTTCTCGTGCGCCTTGGCAGGGTGCGCCGGGTGGGTGGGGGTATGACCCCCGGTACGCGAGCGGCTGGACCGCCAACGTTTAGCCGCTCGGAATCTGCCACGGTTCCAGGGTCGTCCAGCGGCCGAAGCCCCGCCTGCTACCTGGGCAGACGGGGCCGCGGCAGGTGCAGAGAGCGGGCACTTAACCCCACCCTCCGCCCTGGCCTCACCCCTTCAGGGCCTTGAGCGCTGTCGGGCGGGACATGACGCGGGCGGCCTTGTCGGCCACGCGGTTCTTCGACAGGCCGGCTTGGTGCGCCTTGCGCATCGCCTCCGCCAGTTCCTTGCCGGCCTGCTCGGCCACATGGTCGGCGACGAGCTTGGCCTCGATGGCAACTTCGAGGTCATGCACCGATGACTCGACCGGTGTGGGGTCGTCCACTGCGGCGTAGGCGCCGTTCGTGCCGGTGACCTCCACCGCAATGATCTTTTCCTCGGCGTGCTCGGCCGGGGGGTTGGTACGCCAGTGGTTCAGGAGCTCGCGGGCGAGGTCGTGAGCGGTCCCCGTCCAGTCGGCGGCGATGCCGGTAGCGATTTCCCGACCGTCGATGGACTGGGCGTCGGGGCCGACGATCGTGTACTCGAAGATGAGGGCTTCGTGTTCCGTCATGCCGCAAGGATGCCAGTCAACGCCTTGACCAGTCAAGAGCTTTACCAGTAAAGGCATTGACCAGCATCGGAGTGCAGTCAGGCCGCCCGGACTTCCCCGAGGTACCGGTACCCGGACCGCTTCGAGCAGCCGAGGCGCTCGGCGAGTGTCTCGCCGGTGACCTTCTTGCCCTCCGCCTCCATGTCGGCGACGGTGTTCTTGACGACTGCCAGCGGGACGGCCTTCCTGGTGGCACCCTTCTGCCGGGGCTTCCGCTCGACCTTCTCGGCCTCTGCCAGTTCGCCGGTCAACTCGTCGGTGATCTCGTCCAGCTCCGCCGCCAGCTCGTCGGCGGCGGCTGCCAGCTCCTCGTACTCGTTGACGATGCCGTGGCTCTTGGCGACGAGCTGGCGGCCTGCCAGGTCGAGGGCTTCTGCCAGCTCGCCCGCCAGATAGGTGGCCGTCTCCTCCAGCTCGCGCATCTGCTCGGCGGCAGTGACTTCAGCGGCCGGCATGGCTGCCATGTGGAGCATGTGCGCCACGACGAGCGGCGGCACCGCGGATACGGCTGCCACGAGGATCGCCGAGGTTGCCATGTAGCCGCGATCAATCAGGTGCGCCACGACCTGAGCTGACAGTGCCAGGCCGAGGGCGGCCCCGGCACCGAAGGTGGCAGTGACACGGCCGGGCGCCTTGGCACGGCGGCGGATGTCGGAGATGACGGCCGCGCAGGCGGCGTAGGCCGAGACGCACACCGGCATGAGCCACGTCGTCCAGCCGTGCCAACCCGCCAGTTCTGCCATGCGTATCTCGCCGGGGACTGACATGACGAGGGCGGCGACGAGGACGAGGGGCCTGCCAGCGGTGAAGACGACACGCGCGTACCAGGGCATGTGCATCGAAGACATGGGTTGCCTTTCCGGTACGGGCGGTCAGGCCGCGACGGCGGCGCGGCAGAGCGCGCGGCCTCGACGGGCGGTGTCGAGATCGTCGGCCTGGTCCTCGATGGCAGGGGTGCCAGAGAGGAAGGCGGCGGCGCGATCGAGCTCTTCACGGCAGGCACCGCACACGGTGCCTCGGCGGCCGAGCGGGAAGGGGGCGCGGCAGACCTCGCAGCGGTCGCGGGTGTCCGGCGCCGGAGGTGCCTTCGGCTGCGGCTTCGCGGGCATCTGGTTCTTCAGCCGGTAGGAGACCAGCGCGGCGGCACTGTCGACCTGCTCGGGCAGGCGGTTGGTCAGCACGTTGACGATCTTGAGCTGACTGTGGCCCTCGGCGAGCCAGGCGGCGGCGAGCGGAGCGAGGCGGAGAACCTCGGCGGTGCTGAGCGTCAGGCGGCGGTCGGTGTCGCCGAGCTTCGAGAGCGTCTGGGCGGCGCGGCCGATCTCGGCGTCAGCCGTGGCGGCCTGGTCCTTCTTGCCGCCGAAGGCTTCTCCCTCCTCCTCGCCGGCCTGAGCCCGCTCGTCGCCGTTGCTCTTGGTCGGGGGGTTGGGGAGGAGGTTCTTTTCCTGGGTCTTTTCTCCCTTGGGAGAGCCGCCGACGGACCGAGCCCCCGGTTCACCGACCGCCGGGATGTGGTCAGTCGGAAGATCAGAGACGTGCGTCTCGGTGCACCAGAGGCCCGTCTCGGGGGCCTGGAAGCGCTCGCGGCGGAGGTAGCCCGCAGCTTCGAGCTGGTTGAACGCCTTGCTGACCAGGCGCTTGCCTTCCTCCACGTCGTCGGTCACGGTCTCGACCGTGACCTTCGTGTCGTCGGGAAGGGACAGCAGGGTGACGAGGAGACCGCGAGCGGTCAGGGAGAGCTTCTTGTGCCGGGCGGCCTGGTTGGGCACGACCACGAACGAGTGGTCATGCCGGTTACGATGCACTCGCATTCAGAATCCAACCTTCTGAGTGTGCTTGATCAGGCCCCGGCCGGGTGTTCGCTGCACCAGGCCGGGGCCGCCTGCGTTGCAGGCAGGACCCGAAGGTACAAGTTCGCCTTTCGGTTGTCTACCCGGTTCAACTTTCCCCTTGCGCGGCCCCTCGGGGCCGCCCTTCGCCGCTGCCCTCGTCGCCGCCGAGGCGGCTCCGGCTTCCGCCGTCGCCTGTGGTGCAGATCACTCGGAACCGGCTTCCGAAAGCGGGCCCCTCGTTCCCTATATATAAGTAGAAGGCAATGAGGCTTTTCCTTAGCGCCTATTGATTGGCGGCCCCGAAGGGGCCGACAGAGGGAAGTTCCAAGGGCTTTGAGGGAGGCGCTATTCCTTCCTGGAGTTCTTCGGATAGGCGTTTGCGACTGCCTCCGAATTGGCCACAGATTCGTAAGCGGATACTCCGCAGAGACGGCCATCAGTGCACGGCCAGAGATGATTACGGCGTGCGGTGTGCTGAGCTTGCAACGGATGTGGACCACGTGATTCCCGGTGACGACCACCGAGATTCCAACCTTCAGTCACTCTGCGGGTGGCATCACCGGGTCAAATCCTCCCGTGAGGGCGGTGCGGCGAAGGCCGCGGTTCGAAGGCGCCACGAGCGCCGATTTCGCAGGACCGAGGAACACCCCGGTCTGATGTGACTGCGCTGGAGCTCCGGGCCTGCACCCGTCGAGCCCGCGCCGGCCCCCGAGGTTCTCCCCTCCCTCGGGGGCCTTCGACCTGAAAGGAGGTGGGCGAGATCCCTGGCCCCGTACCGAATCGGGAGGCGGATCTCGCCCGCCCCCGAGAACGCAAAGGCTCCGATGTTCAGCCGGTCACCAAGGGCGTACTCCGGGAAGTCAAGATCCCGAACGCTGACCGGGACTGGCATCCGATTGCTCGCCGACTCTGGGACTCCCTGAAGTCCAGCGGTCAAGCCGACTTTTACCAGAACAGTGATTGGGCGTTCGCCTATTCGCTCTGCGAAGACCTGAGCTTCTACAAGAAGTCCGGAAAGAGATCCGGTCAGATGCTTCAGACCATCTACAGCGCATTTGAGAGGCTGCTCGTTGCCGAGGGTGACCGGCGCCGCGTGCGTATCGAGCTGCACGAGCCCGAGCCCGAGGAGCAATCCGCGGCCGTGCTCGCCATCGCCGATTACAAGAAGGATCTGGGGCTCGCCGAGTGAGCCGCCCTCCGGGCGGCCCGACTCCATGAAGGGAGGTGAGTCCCATTTCAGCCCTGACCATGGAACAGCTCGAAGCGCTCGAACCGACCTTCCTCGGCCCGACTTGGCGGAAGGCGCCGGATGGCTCCTGGCTGCTGCCCGAGCGCACGCTCGGCTGGCAGATCGCCGGATGGTGCGCGGAGTATCTGCGCGCCGAGGACGGCGGTCCGTGGAAGTTCACACGCGAGCAACTGCGCTTCGTTCTCCACTGGTATGCGCTGGATGAGTCCGGCCGGTTCACGAACCGCAAGGGCGTCCTTCAGCGCCTCAAGGGCTGGGGTTGACCAGCAAGGACCCCCTCCTTGCCGTCATTTCCCTGGTCGAATTCGTCGGCCCCTCTCGCTTTTCACATTGGGACGCCTCCGGAAATCCCGTAGGGGTACCGCACCCGCAAGCGTGGGTGCAGATTGCCGCCGTTTCTCGTGACCAAACGAGAAATACCATGACGGTGATGCCTTCTCTGATGTCGGACAAGCTGATCGAGACGTACGGCATCAAGGCCGGCGCCGAGTTGATCCGCGCGAATCGTGGCCGCCAGCGGCTTGAGGCGGTGACAAGTAGTTACCGCGCCCTTGAGGGGGCGCGGTCTTTAACGGTCCACGTTTGTTGTGCTCAACGAAACCCATCACTGGGTGCGGGGCAATAACGGGGACAAGATGTACGAAACGATCGACGGTAACGCCACCAAGAAGGACAGCCGTTACCTGGCGATCACGAACGCATACCTCCCCGGCGAAGATTCCGTTGCTGAGCGGATGCGAGACGCCTACGAGAAGATCGTCGAAGGCCGTGCGGCGGATATCGGGTTCCTCTACGACTCCGTGGAGGCGCACCCGAAGACACCACTGACGCCGGACGCAATTCGTGTAGTGCTCCCGAAGATCAGAGGTGACGCGATATGGCTTCGCGTCGAAACCATCCTTCAGAGCATCCTCGACACCACTCTCTCGCCGTCGCGCAGCCGCCGAATGTGGCTGAACCAGATCGTCGCCGAAGAGGACGCGATCTATGGGCCCGCAGAATGGGACGCCCTCCGAGACGAGACGAAGACGCTGGCCCCCGGCGACGAGATCGTGATGGGTTTCGATGGCGGCCTCCGAGACGACTCGACTTGTCTCATCGCTCTTCGAGTCTCGGACATGTGCGCCTTCGTGCTGGGCCTTTGGGAACGCCCGGACGGCCCGTCCGGAAAGGATTGGGAAGTTCCCCGCGCCCAGGTCGACAGCGCCGTCCATGACGCCTTCAGCACTTTCGAGGTGCAGGGCTTCTACGCCGACGTTGCCCTGTGGGAGAGCTTCATCTCGGAGTGGTCCGAGGCGTACGGCGAGGGCCTGGCGGTGAAGGCCCCCGGCAGGGATTCGATCGGCTGGGACATGCGGTCGAGCCAGAAGGCTTCGACCCTCGCGCACGAGCGCCTGATGCGCAGCGTCTTTGATCAAAAGCTGTGCCACGACGGCGACTTGGCGCTTCGGCGTCACGCGCTGAATGCGCGGCGCCGGACGAACAACTACGGCGTGAGCTTCGGCAAGGAAAGCAAGGACAGCCCGAAGAAGGTGGACGCGTACGCCGCGCTCATGTTGGCGCACGAGGCCCTCTTCGACCTGCGGGCACGCGGCAAGAAGGTGCGCAAGCGCACCGGTCGCGGCTTCTTCCTTTGATTCGAACGGCTAACTTGAACCAGGAGGTATCGCGTGACCGACACGTCGCCTGCCGCGCTCGCGCGGCAGCTCCTCGGCATCCTCAACCGGGATGGCGACCGCCTGAAGCGGATCGACGACTATCTCCACGGCCGTCATGACGACCCGTACATGCCGCCCCAGGCCGACGACGAGTACCGGCTCCTCGCACGCCGGTCGGTGTCGAACTGGCTGCCCCTGCTCGTCGGGACTCCGGCCCAGGCCCTCTACGTCGACGGCTTCCGTTCCGGGAAGCCTGCGGGCGGGCTCCCGGCTCCGGTCGAGACGAGCTCGCCCGAGTGGGAGCACTGGCAGCGGTCGCGGCTCGATGCCCGCCAGGCCGCCATCTACCGGGGCGCGCTGACGTACGGCCATAGCTTCACGGTCACCGAGAGAGGGCGTGCCGGCCAGGTTCGGACGAAGGGGCTGTCCGCGCTTCGTACGGCCGCGCTGTACGAGGACCCGGCGAACGATGACACGCCGTACGCCGCCCTCACCGTGACCGCCTGGCCTGCGGGCGATACGCGCGGCCGGGCCCGCATGTGGGATGCCCAGCACGAGTACACGGTGACGTTCCGCGGCCTGGACGACGAGAAGGGGATCGCGGTTGCGCGGCTGCGCCGCCACGGCGCTTCGGAGTGCCCGGTGACGCGCTTCGCCTCCTTGGTGGATCTGGAGGGGCGGACTCTCGGCGTCATCGAGCCCATGATCGCCTTGCAGAACCGCATCAACCAGACGATCTTCGATCTGCTGGTGGCCCAGACGTACGCCTCCGTGAAGGTGCGCACTGCGACCGGCATGGCCCCGCCCATTCGGCGCGACCCCGAGACTGGGGAGCCTGTTCTCGACGAGAACGGCAACCCGATTCCGCTGCCGATCAACCACAATGCGCGCAGGTTTTTGTTCGCCGAGGACCCGGATGTCAAATTCGGGAGCCTGGACGAAACTCCGCTCGGTGGATTCATCGACAGCGTGGATATGTCCATAAGGCACCTCGCCGCAGTCAGCCAGACACCGCCTCATCATTTGCTTGGGCAGATAGCCAACCTGAGCGCCGAGGCCCTCCTTGCAGCGGAAACAGCCCTGAGCCGCAAGATCGCAGAATTCCGTACGGCCTTTGGTGAGTCCTGGGAGAGAGTTTTCCGACTGGCCGCAGAATTGTCCGGGGGCAGCGGATCGGACGACTACAAGGGCGAAGTCATCTGGCGTGACATGGAATCGCGGTCCCTCGCCCAGGCTGCCGATGCGCTCGGCAAGCTCAAGGAGCAGCTCGGCATCCCGGCGAAGGGTCTGTGGCGCCGTGTTCCGGGCGTCACCCAGACCGAATTCGAGGACTGGGAGGAGCTCGCCGAGGACGAGGACTCGGTTCGGCAGCTTTCTACTGCGATCACCCGCGCGACCCCCGATGAAGCCGTGCCGGAGGCTGCGTGACGAGCACAGCGCGTCAGGCGGAGGCCGACCAGGTGTCGGCCGCCTTCCATGTCGCTCTGACGCAGATCGGCGTGGAGACCACAGTCGAGGCCCTGTCCTTGTGGGCCGAGGTCCCGGCCGCGCAGCGCGCGGCTACGGCGTCGAGCTGGCTGCGGCGGGCGATCACGCTGGTGATGTCGAAGCGGCGCATGTCGCGCGATCTGGCACGGGCCTACTACAGGCTCGCGAGGGCTCTACAGACCGGTACGACGGTCGCCGATCCGTACCACCCGGAGCCTTCGCACGTGACGCTCGGCGACCTCCGCAGGGAGTTCGCAGCCCTGGCGGGAACGTACACGCCCCCTGCCCCCCGCCCTGTGGGCGAGGCCGCGACCGCCGAGCGCGGGGAAGCCTCGCCCACACCCTCCACAGAGCCGGACGACGCGAGTTCCGACGGGTCGACGGCGCCCCTGGCCGACGACGTGGAGGCCGAGCTCGACGACGAGCCGGAGGACTGGGAGCGCATCCTCGTGGAGGAGCTCGAAGGGCTTCGCGAGGAAGAGGAGCGGATCGAGCGTGAGGCGGAGGACGAACTCCGCGTCGTCCTCGACGCGCTCGGCTCTCAGAACCTCGACCGGCGGGTGTCCGGGGTCGACGACCAACAGCCCGCCCGTGATGCAGATCGTCAGAGGGACGAGGCACACCGGCAGGCCGGCGCCCAGCAGGCAGCCGCCGCTTCCCGCGTCGCGATGAACGGCGGCCGATCAACCGCCTGGAATCACATGAAACGCGACCGCCGCGCACTCGGGTACGTCCGGCTTTCCCGTACGGGAACCCCGTGCGGCTGGTGCGCAATGCTGATCAGCCGAGGCCCGGTCTACAAGTCCCGTGAATCCGCCACGTTCAACGACGGCGACAAATTTCACGACAACTGCCATTGCTACGCGATGCCCGTATTTTCGCGACAGCAGTACGGAGCATCCGAACTCTTCGCGCTGAACCGTGAATACGAGGCTCTGTGGCCGAAGGTCACAAAGGGCCACGCCGGTAAGAGCGCCCTCACCGTCTGGCGGCGGTTCATCCGCCAGAAGCAACGCGAACGGCAAAAGGCCGCAGCCCTGGCGGCGCGGCAAGCCACGACCACAGCCCAGGAGGCGTGACCCGTGCCCGAAGAGACCCCCGAGTCGTCCACCCCGGCGCCCCAGAGCGGCGAGACCGAGCAGCCCAAGGGCGAGGTCGAGCAGCCCGCGGAGAAGCCCAGTGCGCAGGAAGACGAACTCCCCGACTGGGCCCGCAAGGAGCTGGCCAAGGTCCGCAACGAGGCGGCCGGGTACCGCACTCGGCTGCGTGACGCCGAGACCAAGCTCTCCGAGGCCAAGAGCCCGGAGGAGTTCGAGACCGCCCTTGCCGAGGTGAAGGCGCGGAACGCGGAGCTGGAGCACACGCTCGTCGTCGCCTCCGTGGCCCGGAAGTACGACCTTCCCGAGGCGCTGGCCGGCCGTCTGCGGGGCAGCACGACCGAGGAGCTGGAAGCCGACGCGAAGGCCCTCCAGGCGCTCGTCTCTCCGAAGGTCCCCGAGGGCCTGGGGGGCGGCCTCGATCCGTCCGAGGACCCCGACGAAGAGATGGACCCGCGCAAGCTCGCTCGCCGCGCCCGGCGCTTTTAGCGCCTTGAAGAAACGTTTCTCCTAACCCCCGTGCCGACCGGCCGGGGGTTTTTTAATGCCCCCGGAGGTAGCACCACTTGCCCACCGTCCAGCACCAGGTTGTAAAGCCCCAGAAGCTCGTCAATGCCGCAGTCGGAATGCTGGAGCAGGAGCTCGTCATTCCGAACCTGTTCCAGAAGCAGGGCGTCGACGCCTTCAAGGGCGCCGAGAATGACACCATCTCCATGAAGGTCGAGGGGATTCTCCCCTTCCACGACTACGCGTGGCGGAATGACCGATCGGCGCCGATCCAGTTCGACGAGTACAGCGAGCGCACGATCGCCGTGACTTTCGGCGGCAATGTGTACAGCGCCGTGAAGCTCACCGATGAGCAGAACGATTTCGATATCGATAACTGGGCCAAGCTGCTGCGCCCCCAGTCGAAGGCCATCGCTCGCGGCCTCCAGCGCCGGGCGGTCAACACGCTGACCGGCCAGGCGTACAACGTCACCATCGGCAACGCCGGACAGAACCTTCGCGGTGCGCTCATCGAAGCCAGGCGCGTACTGAATGCTTTCCACGCGCCGCGCGAGGGCCGCTATCTGCTCGTGGGCACCGAATTCGAGTCGGCGCTCCTCACCGACGAGAAGCTGAATCTGGCCCAGAACGTCGGCGACAGCGAGGCCGAGTCCGCCCTCCGCACCGCCTCGATCGGCGAAAGGTTTGGCTTCCGGATCGTGGTCGACCAGACCATTCCGGCTGACAGCGCCTATGCGTTCGCGTCCTCGGCGTTCATCTTCCTGTCCGGCGCCCCGAGCGTCCCGCAGTCGGTTCCGTACGGCGCGACCACGAGCTTCGAGAACATCGCGCTCCGCTGGGTCCGCGACTACGACCCGCTGTACATGCAGGACCGCTCGGTCGTGAACACGTACGCCGGATTCCGCAGCGTGACGGACATCCTCGTCGGCTGGGACGCGGCCAACGAGAAGGAGATCATCTCGACCAACGAGCACTTCGTGCGCGGCATCAAGCTCCAGCTCGACGGCAAGTCCGACTACCCCGAGGCCGCTTCGGAGCTGGCGAAGATCACGGGCGTCTCCGACGCGAAGGTCTGGACTCCGACCGGCGTGAAGCCGGAGGCCGATCCCGCCAACGCCTGATCCCCCGCCTCGTAGGGGCCGGTGCTCCGCGCGCCGGCCCCTGCTTGGCCTGCCCGAAAGGAGGTCGAGGCGTGGCGTACGCGACGCTCGACGAGCTGAAGGGCCGCCTGGATTGGGAGCCCGACGAAGACGAACTGCGCATCGCGGTCGGGGCGTTGGACGACGCCTCGGACCTGGCCGCCACATACGGCCGCGACTGGCCCGAGAACTCGGCCCCCCGGCTGGTGCGGACTCTCGTGCTGAAGTCCGCGGCGAGGTACATGCGCAACCCGAACGGCTACACGCAGTCGAGGGCCGGTGACGAGACGCTCGCCTGGTCCGACGCCCATGGCCGCGACGCGGGCAGCGTCTACTTCACCCGCGAGGAGATCCGCCTCCTGGAGAACCTCGCCGGGAACCGCGCAGGTCTGACGAGCGCGCCCGTGATCGCATGGGGTTCCAGGCCCCAGCCCTCTCAGACGGGCTACGTGCCGGTCGACTACTCGCCCGCCTCGCCCTTCCCGCTGTTCGCGGACGAGGTGGGGCCCTGGTGAGCGTGCAGCGCAGACGCGGCCAGACCGCCCGCGTGTGGCGATCGGTCGAGGTCATCGACAACCGAGGGAACAAGGTGATCATGGCGGACCCCGCCGGACCGGTTGAGGTCCGGGCCGCCTTCATCCCGCAGCGCAGCTCGAAGGCCGAGGTTCCCGGCCAGCAGCAGATCAACGTCACTCGCATGATCGTGGACGCCCAGCTCGAAGGCGTATCCCTCTGGTCGCGAGTCGAGTACGCGGGCCGTCAGTGGGACGTGGTGTCTCCCCCCGCCTACCACCACGGCGACCGGCGCACCCGGCACTGGTCCATCGACATCCGGGAGCGGCCCTGATGGCGTTCATGTACGAGAAGACGAACCGAGTCCTCGCCTGCCACAAGGACGTGCAAGACGAGCTGGAACGCGTCACGTTCGAGATCGCGGTGAAGGCCGAAGAGATCCTCGTTCAGCACCACGTCGACTGGCACTCACGGATCGAGGTCGAGGAAGGCCGCATCGACAAGTACGTAGTCCTCTCCGACGAGAAGGGCCAGAAGGCCGCCCTGTCCATCGAGTACGGCCGCGCGGCATACACGGTGACGCGCAAGGACAAGGACGGCAACGAGTACGAAGTCGAGGTCCCCGCGACGGACGGCCTCTATGTCCTCGCCACCGCCTCGGGCCTGCCCAAGAAGCGGAAGGGCAAGGTGAGGGTCGACTAGTGGCCGGCATCCCTGACCACATCAAGGCCATCGCCGAACTCAGCCCGGTCGAGGACCTGTTGCTGGCGGTCCTCCGCAAGGGCCTGCCCGGCATCCGGGTCAAGTCGCTCGTCGACCAGCACGAGACCTTCCCGCTGGTCCTGGTCCGCCGAGACCCCTCCTTCGGCGCCTGGGATGGTGACGCCCGGTTCACCGACGCGGCTCGTGTCGTCATCAACTGCTTCGCGGCCGATCCCAACGGCGACGAGGACTCGGCGATCTTGTCGGAAGCCGTGCGCGTCGTGCTGCGGGACGCCTGGCTCAACAACGAAGTGATCCCCGGCCGAGGCCACATCACCCGCGTCGACATGAACTCGTCGCCCCGCCGGGCGTCGGACTGGGCCACCGCGACCGGTCCCGTGCAGTACGCGGACCTGCCCACGGGCGTGTGGCGCTACGAGTCGATCTACGACATCCGTATCCGCAAGCCGCGGAAGCGCCCCTACCCCCTTCCCCACTAAGCACAGCAGACGAAAGGCCCCACCCCTTCCGGGGTGTGGGCCTTTTTTCATGCCCGCACGAAGGAACGTTTCTTCTTGGCGCTCAACGACCTTGCAACTCTCGTCGTCGGCTCTGGCAACTACTTGACGGCACCCGTCGGGACGCCGATGCCTGACGACCTTCTCGTCCCCACCTCGCCGTGGGAGCCGGTCGGCCACACCTCCCTTGAGGATGTCTTCGGCATCACCTCGGAGGGCGGCGAGGCGACGACGATCGGCAGCCTCCAGAACAAGACCCTCCGCACGAAGTACAGCGCCAGGACCGAGACCATGGCCCTGACCTTGCAGCAGTTCGACAAGGCCGCGCTGAAGCTCTACTTCGGCGCCAACGCCCCGACCCTGCCGGACGGCACGATCGGCGTCCCGGCCGACCCGCAGCCGACGCAGGCGGCCTTCCTCGCGGTGTTCGTAGACGGCGAAAACCACTTCGGCTTCTACGCGCCGAAGGCGGAGATCTACCGCGCGGACGACATGGCCATTGCCGACACCGAGAGCCTCGCCGGCCTCCCGCTCGGCGTGAAGCCCATGGTCTTCGGCAACAACACCTGGACCTACGCGGTCACGCCCCTGGGCGGCACCGTCGCCACTGGCGCCACCGCTGGTACGCCGGGCTCCTTCACCCCGGATGGATCTGTCGCCCCCGCGAACCTCGCCGCCCTGGCGACCGTCACCGCGAGCCCGCTGACGGCCTGGACCACCGGCCAGTACGTCGCCCTCGGCGACGACTCGAACGCCTACTGGACCGGCTCCGCCTGGGCCTCCGGTACGGCGCCCAGCTCTGGCGCCTAGCCCCCCTCGTCCCGGCGCGAGCGCTGCGGACCCGCTCGCGCCGGGCTCCTCTCCCCTTCGGTCCGCCTCCCCCCTTCTCATTCGACTCTGGAGGTCCGCACCCCCATGGCTTCTTACTCCCTCGACGACATCCGCAACGCCGCAGAGGCCAAGTACGGCAGCACTGACATCGAGCTCGGCGGCGAGACCGTCCGCCTGCTCAACCCGCTGCGCCTGACCAAGGCCGCGCGGAACGAGCTCACCGCGCTTCAGGAACGCCTCGGCGATGACGGCGCCGACCAGGAAGAGCTTCTCTCCGAGGCGATCCGCCTGGTGGCCGAGCACACGAAGGCGGCCGATCGGCTGCTCAAGGCGGTCAACGGTGACCTCGCGGTCCTTGCGGAGATCTTCGACCGGTACGGCGAGGGCACCCAGGCGGGGGAAGCCTCGGCCTCGCAGGGCTGATCGACCAGTACGGGGAGGGCCTGTATCCCGACTTGCGCTTCTACTACGGCGTTGATCTCGCCGACGTGATCGCAGGCCGCGGGCCCTCCCCGTCCCTGGTCCTCTCGCTCTTGCAGAGGCTTCCCGACACGTCCCTGACCGTCGCCCTCGCGTCGGGCGGCAGGGAGTTCTTCGGCTGGGGCCAGGACCGCCACATGGCAGCCGATCTGTTCGACGCGCTCAACACCAACACCAGGGCCACGGGCCAGTGGGGCAAGGGCAAGGCGCCCAAGATCCCCGAGTACCCCCGCCCGAAGCCGAAGGCCAAGAAGAAGGCCAGCAAGCGGCCCGCCTCGGTGGCCGAGATCTACAAGCGGTTCGCCGGGAGGTAGCCCATGCCCGCCGGGCAGGTCATCGGGCGCGTGTCTGTGCGCGTCCTGCCTGACACATCCGATTTCAAGGAGCAGGCGAAGAGGCAGCTCGAAAGGATCGAGCAGCAGCTCAAGATCACTTTCGGCACGAAGATCGACGCCAAGGGCGCCCAGACGGGCGCGCTGGAAGCGGTCCGCGACATCAACCGTCACAACAAGACGACGGACGCTCGCAAGATCCGCTTCTACACGACGATCTCAACGCTCGGCATGGCCAGGGCGGTTGACGACGCCCGGCGCGAGCTCCAGAACAAGGCCAACAACCGCAAGGTGTCGTTCGAGGTCGATGACCTCAAGGCCACGGGCAAGGTCGAGCTCCAGCTCGACCAGCAGTCGGCGGACAAGACCAAGCGCGACATCGACGACTGGGTGAGACGTATCTCCCCGGTCAAGGTCGACGTAGAGCTGAACTGGCCAACCGGCGCCTCGACCGCTGTCTCCGCGCGCCTCGCCTACCTGACCCGGCCCCGCACGGTTTCGATCCTCCCGAAGCTGAACAACGCGGCGGTCGCGAAGGTGGCCGCCTCGCTCGCGGCCCTGTCCGGCATCCGCGTGCTGAACAACCTGTTCGAGAAGTTCGGCAACATCCTCCGGAACCTCGACAAGACGGTTCCGATCATCGGCTCCCTGGCCTCGGCCATCGCCGGCCTGACCGGCGTCGCCATCGCCGCCACCAGCAACCTCTTCGCCCTGGCGGCGAGCCTCGCGCAGATCGGGCCCACGGCCGCGCTCCTGCCCGGCCTCTTCGGCGGCTTCGCGGTCGGCCTTGGAGTCACGTTCGCCGCCCTCAAGGACTTCAACAAGGTCGTTCCTGAAGTCAAGGAAGCCCTGTCGAAGCTCCAGGACTCCATCAGCAAGAACTTCTGGGCCAAGGCCGCTCAGCCCATCCGCGAGATGGTCGACGAGCTCCTCCCCGAGTTCACGGCCGGAGTCAACCGCACGGCCACCCAGCTCGGCGGCTTCTTCGGGGGCCTGGCGACTTCACTCAAGGGCGCGCTCGACCCGGCCCTGAACCAGATGTTCGTCGACCTGTCGAAGAGCATCGAGATCGCCACGACGGGCACCGACGCCTTCGCGAACATCATCGCCACGCTCGGCAAGGTCGGCACGTCGTACCTGCCGGAGCTCGCGCAGTGGTTCGTCAACCTCTCCGAGCGGTTCTCCGACTTCCTCTCGCGCAAGGGCGAGAACGGCATCAAGGCCGAGATCAACGAGGGCATCGACGCCCTGAAGGATCTCGGCGGCATCCTGGCGAACACCTACGGCATCCTCTCGGGCATCGCTCGCGCGGCGACCGAGGCCGGGGGCACGTCGCTCTCGACGCTGAACAAGTCCCTCCAGGCGATCCACGCCACCGTGGACAGCGAGGGCTTTCAGAACGGCCTCACGAACGTCTTCGCCGCCGCGCACGCGGCTATGCAGCAGATCGCCACGGTGTCCGGCCCGGCGGTCGAGCACTTCTTCATCACCTTCGGGCACCTGCTCACCGCGATCCTGCCGCAGGTCGGCGCGATCATCGGCCAGGCCCTCGCCGCAGTGGCCGACGCCCTCGCGCAGCCCGAGGTCTTCAACGGCGTCCTGGCCCTCTTCAATGGCATCCAGAACGCTGTGGGGGCGCTCGCTCCCGCGATGGCCCCTCTTGGCCAGGCGTTCGGCGCCCTCATGCAGGTCATCGGGGCCTTCGCGACGATGCTCGGCCCGCTCGTGGCCGCCGCGCTGATTCCCCTGTCCAACGCCTTCGCCCAGCTCGCCCCGATGATCATCCCGATCATCAGCCTGCTCGGCGGCGCGCTGACAGAAGCGATTCAGCAGCTTGCTCCGCTCGTCACACAGCTCGTCCCGGTCGTCGGGCAGATGCTCAACGCGGCCTTCACGGCGCTCGGGACGATTCTGCCTCCGGTCGCCGAGCTGTTCATGGCGATCATGGGCGCGGTCGCGCCGCTCGTCGCACAGCTCGTTGCCGGCCTGGCCCCGATCCTGCCCCTGGTGGCCGAGGCGTTCACGGCGATCGTCACGGCCGTCACGCCCGTTGTCGACCTGCTCTTGCAGCTCGTCTCGGCGGTGATCACACCGCTGATCCCGCTGTTCGAGTACATCGTCGCCGCCTGCCTGCCGCCGCTGACCGAAGCGTTCCAGCGGGTCTCGGAAGCGCTTCAGCCCTTCCTCCAGGCGCTGATCCAGGTCGTCGACTTCATCATGCCGATCCTCGTCCCGGCGCTTCAGTTCGTCGCGGACTTCCTGATCGGCTCGCTCGCGATGGCGCTCGACGGCATCGTTGACGTGATCACCGGCGTCCTCGACGTGATCATGGGCGTCTGGGAAGTCTTCGCTGGCGTCTTCACCGGCGACTGGTCCCGCGCCTGGGAAGGCGTGAAGCAGATCTTCTCGGGGATCTGGGACATCATCGTCGGCGCCTTCAAGGTGATCATCAACGTCGGCATCTTCGGTGTCCTGAAGAAGGGCATGGCCCTCATCAAGGCCGTCTGGACCGGCGGTTGGGGCGCGATCAAGTCCTTCTTCGTCGGCATCTGGAACGCGATCCGCGGCGGCCTCGGCGTCGCCTGGACCGCGATCCGGGGCTACATCGACGACGGCCTCCGCAACGTCCGATCCATCTGGTCGTCCGGCTGGAACGCGGTCAAGCAGTTCTTCATCGACGCCTGGAACGCCATCAAGACGAAGGCTGTCGAGGGCGCGAAGGCGCTGTGGCAGGCCATCAAGGACGGCGTTGACCAGTCGATCAAGTTCGTCAAGGAGCTCCCCGGCAAGGCCAAGTCCGCCCTGTCGAACCTGGGCTCCACGCTCGTCAACGCGGGCAAGGAGCTGATCAAGGGCCTCATCAAGGGCATCACGAGCATGTTCGGTGGCGTCAAGGACACCCTGACCGGCCTCACCGACAAGTTCAAGGACTGGAAGGGCCCGCTCCCGAAGGACAAGATCCTTCTCTACGACGCGGGTCGCGCCATCATCAAGGGCCTCATTCGAGGTCTTGAGTCGCAGTACGACAACGTCAAGAAGTCCCTGAACGACCTGACGGCGAAGATCCCGAAGAACGCGTCCAAGGGACTCAAGACCCGTGTCAACGCCGACCGCGCCCAGCTTCTCGCGCTCCTCGCCCAGTGGGACGGCGTGGGGAAGAAGCTCAAGGCGGCGCGCGACAAGCTCGACAAGCTCCGCGAGGAGGCGTCGAACTACGCCCAGCAGGTCGCCCGGAAGGTCATCGACACGGGCGACGTGACCAAGGTGGAGGACTCCTCCTTCACCGGGATCACGGCTTCCCTTGCGAAGGCGATCGAGCAGGCGAAGCGGTTCGCCACCGCCTTGGACAAGCTCAAGAAGCTCGGCCTGAACAAGGAGACCTTCGACCAGATCGCGAGTGCCGGCCCGGATGCCGGGCTCGCTGCAGCGGAGTCGATCGCGGGCGCCGGAGCGGACGGGATCAAGGAGCTCAACAAGCTCCAGGCCGAGTTGGAGAAGTACGCCAACAAGGCAGGCAACACGGCCGCCTCCGCCCTGTACGACGCGGGTGTCCACGCAGCCGAGGGCCTCGTCAAGGGCCTCCAGGCCCAGCAGGGCGCCATCGAGAAACTGATGCTGAAGATCTCCGACTCGATGGTCAAGGCCATCAAGAAGTCCCTCGGCATCCACTCACCCAGTCGGGTCTTCGCGAAGCTCGGCGGCTTCGTCGGCCGCGGATTCGCCAACGGCATCGAAGGCGAGTCCGACCGTGTGGCGAAGGCCGTGGACGCGATCACCGCGAAGCCGAGCCGCTCGGACTACGCCAGCGCGGCCCGCTCCGTATCGGCTGCGGTGAACGGCGGCCTCGAAGGCCGTTCGGGCTCGGCGGTGACCAAGATCCTCAACTACTACGCGGCCCCCGGCTCCTCGATCTCGGCTGAAGAGGATCTGTTCGCGGCGGCCAACCGAGCACGAATGGTGGGCTGGTAGTGACATCACTCCTTCTAGAGACCGAGCGGGACACGCTCGACCTCGGAGAGGTACAGAGCACGGGCGCAGGGTTCCAGGCCACTGCCGGACTCACCGGCATGGGCCTGCCCTCCGTCAACGTCCAGTGGCTCGAAGGGGCCGGTGACGGCTCCAGGTGGCGGGGGCAACGGGTCCTGTCGCGCGAGATCGACATGCCGTTGGACATCGTGGGCCGGGACCGGCAGCACCTCGGTCAGCTGATATCCCGGCTCGCTCGGGCTGTGGCAGGCGAGATGCGCCTGGTCCTGGTCGACGACTCCGGGCGCCGCTGGTCCACGCTGGTCTACCGGACAGGTGGCGGCGAGATCGACCTTGGGTCCGGAGGGTCGGACATACAGACCGTGCTCTCCCTCCGGGCGCCGGACCCGTACTTCACCGCGTCGGGCGTGTCCACGCAGACGGTCGGGGGCGATCCGGGAACCACCCCGTTCCTGTCGTCCCTGGCCTCAATGCCTCTGGCGGCATCACAGGCCATCGGCGAGATGACGCTGACCAACAACGGCGATGCCGACGCCTACCCCGTGTGGGAGGTGTACGGGCCCGGCCGGGACCTCACGGTGAAGTCGCCGACTGGCGAGATGCTGCGGTGGACCGGTTCCCTCACCGCCTCGGAGCGGCTGATCATCGACACCCGCAACGGGTCGGTGACGGACGCCAAGGGAGCCAACCGGTACGCCGAGCTCGCACCGGCACCGCGCTTCTGGACGATCCCGCCAGGCGTATCGACTGCTGACGTGACCCTGATCGACACCACGGCAGCCTCCAAGATCGTGTGCTCCTGGCGGGCTCGCAGATGGATGGTGATCTAGATGAAGTTGCGAGACCTGACGGTCGAAGTCCGAGACAAGGCGCTTACGCGGCTGGGCCTGATCCGCCCCGAAGACCTGGCGCTCTCGATCGAAGAGCAGTTCTGCAACGTCGGCACGTGGAAGCTGACCCTGCCCTCGGAGCACCCCCTCGCCGAGGCTCTGCGGGCACCAGGGGCGGGTGTGATCATCACCGGCCCTACCGATGTGCTGATCTCGGGCCCCGTCGTCTCTTCCGAGTACGCGGCCACACCCGAGGACCGGCGCGGCTCCGTCGCCTTCGAGGGAGTGTCCGACTCGGTGGTCCTGTCGGACATGCTCGCCTGGCCGGAGCCGTCGAACGGCGACGTGTCCACACAGAAGGTCGGCCATGACGAGCGCACCGGCCCGGCCGAGACCCTCATGCACGAGTACGTGGCGGCGAACTGCGGACCGCTGGCTCCCGCCGCGAGACGACGCGCCGGCCTCACCATGGGGCCCAACGCAGGGCGCGGCCCCACCATCACCAAGTCGGCGCGCTTCCCCGTGCTCGGCGAGCTGCTGACGGAGATCGGCGCGGTGGCCGGTCTCGGCTTCCGCGTCGTCCAGCGCGGCAACGTGCTCGTCTTCGAGACGTTCCAGGTCATCGACCGCACCAAGGAAGTCCGTCTCGATGTCGTGACCGGCACTCTGGCCGGACAGCGCGTCTCTGTCTCACCTCCCGGCGTCACGCGCGTGATCGTCGCCGGTCAGGGCGAACAAGAGGACCGCACCTTCGTGCCGGTCGACTCCGAGTCCTCCGTGACCGCCGAAGGCGTCTGGGGCCGCCGGATCGAAAAGTTCGTCGACCAGCGCAACACCGACAACCGAGACGAGCTGACCCAGGCCGGGAACGAAGTCCTCGCCGACTCGGGCGACACCTCCATTGCCGTTCAGGCCGTACCCGTGGAGGACGCGGCATCCATGGAGTTCGGCCGCGACTGGGGCATGGGCGACCGCGTGGCAGTGATCGCAGGCGGCCAGGAACTCGTCTCCACCGTGACCGGCATGGTCATCAAGGCCGACGAGGATGGGTTCCGAGTCGGCGCCACGCTCGGCGACCCCACCGGGTTCGACCCCACCGCCCTCGCCGCCAAGCGAATGCAGAACACCGAGAACCGCGTCTCCGCGCTGGAGCGGAACGCCGAAGGAGGCGGGTCCGATCCCGTCATGAGCCTCATGGGAGCGTGGTAGTGGCCAGCGTGCCAAAAGCCTTCTACCGGGCGGCACTTCCGACCGCCCTCACCACCGTCTACACCGTGCCGGCCGCTGGCCAGGCCGTCATCACGAACATCGTCGCCACCAACCCCGCGACATCCAGCGCCAGCGTCACCGTCCGCCTCGGCGGCGTCCCCCTCCTCGCCAACGTCGGCATCGCGCCGCACGGCGTGCTGACGCTCGACGTGCGCCAGGCGCTCAATGCGGGCGACAAGATCGAAGTACAGGGCAACGCCGCGCAAGCCCTGACGCACATCAGCGGCGTGGAGGTGCTCTGATGGGACTCTCCGTATGGCCCGCCCCCGAAGACGCGGGAGTCGTCGGCCCCACCGGAGCGACCGGTCCCGCAGGACCGCCGGGTCCGAAGGGCGACACCGGAGCGCAGGGCCTCAAGGGAGACCCCGGCGCGAAGGGCGACACCGGGCCCGCAGGCCCCCAAGGTGTGAAGGGCGACACCGGGGCGCCGGGCCCAGCCGGGGAGCAGGGCCCGAAGGGTGACACCGGGCCCGCAGGCCCGCAGGGCATTCCCGGCCCGCAGGGTCCGAAGGGCGACCCCGGTTCGGTCAACACCGTCAACGGGAAGGCCGGCCCGGACCCCGTGCTCACCGCTGCCGACGTGAATGCGGTGCCGACGAGCCAGAAGGGCACGGCGAACGGCGTCGCCACTCTGGACAGCACCGGCAAGGTGCCGAGCACGCAACTGCCCCCGATCTCCGATCCGTACGTACCACCCAGCGAGTTCACCCCGGCCGACCTCGGCCTCAAGGCGTGGGCCTTCGACCCTGCGCTGACCGCCTCGACGCCCCTCTACTGCGGCACCACCCCCCGCTTCGCCGCCGTCAAGGTCGCGGCCTCGACATCGGTCTCCAAGGTGGTGTGGCACTTCGGCGGCTACGCGGGCGGCCTGATCTCCGGGAGCTGGGCCGCGATCTACAACACGTCGATGGCACGGGTCGGGATCGCCAGCACCATCGAGGCGGGCAACGAACCGGCCGAGCAGCATGGCTCCGGCGGTAACGCCTCGTCCACGGCACTCGACGCGGCCGTAACGCTCGCTCCCGGCATCTACTACGTCGTCTGGCGCTTCAACTACAACACCTCCACGGGCGACGGCCCGATGGTCCTCGGCGCGGAGAACACCTTCGGCGCCCCGGCCAACACGTTCGGCCTGAACAACCTGTGGCGCTTCGGCCGCCTTTCCACCTCGCCGACCACCCCGCCGACCACGCTTTCCGGCATCGCCAACGAGAGCAACCGCTTCTGGGTGGCCCTGGCGTGAGCACACCCCACGAGGAGTACCAGTGACCGTTTCCGGCGGAACCCTCAACGCTGCACGCGGCGGCGAGGAGTACAAGGCCCCCGTCCGCCTGACCGTCTCGCTGCCCGACGACACGGAGCTGTACCCCGACGACCGCCTGACAGACGAGGAGCGCGCGGCCGTCGTTGCCGCCGTGATGAGTGCCGCCGTCTCCGCCCTCCCGGAGCGGTTCACGATCGCCTTCGCCCGGCAGACCGACGAGGCGCGCACCGTCACCGAGGTCGCTCGCCGATAGCGCAGCCGGCGCCCCGCAGGCCCCCGAAGCTCAGACGCTCCGGGGCCTCCCCATGCCACAGGAAGGAACCCTTCTTGGCGATCACCGCCTACCCCTTTGACTCGCAGCCGGTCACCGAAACCCAGTTCAGCTACCTCTTTCGGGAGATGTCCTCCGGCGTAGCCGCCTCGTCCGACTCGACCGCGTTCCGCGTCTCGGCCACCGGCTCCACCATGGCCGTGACCGTGCAGCCCGGCTTCGCCCTCGTGCGGGGACACGCCATCCATTCGACTGCGGTGGAGACCGTGACGATCCCGGCCGCCGACACAGCCACCCGCACCGACGCGGTTGTGCTCCGTCTCGACCCGACCGCGAACACGATCTCTCTTGCTGTGCTGAAGGGCGCCCCTGGCTCCCCGTCTCCCGCCCTGACCCAGACGGACAGCGGTATCTACGAGCTGCGCCTTGCCTGGGTGACCGTGCCCGGTAACGCGACCGCCATCACCGCCTCGAACGTCGCCGAAGGTCGCCAGTTCACGCGCGGCTACGTTGGCTCCTGGTGGAACTCGACCCGACCGACCTCACCGCGGCTTGGGGACCTCGGCTTCAACCGCAGCACCTCGGCGTGGGAGTTCTGGAACGGAAGCGCCTGGGCGAACCTCGCCCCGTCCGTCTCGTGGCCGAGCGTCACAGACAAGCCGGCCACCTTCCCCCCAGCAGCCCACACCCACTCGTGGTCTCAGATCAGCGACGCCCCGACGACCATGGCCCCCTCCGCGCACAAGCACGCGTGGGGCGACATCACCGGCACCCCTTCGACCTACCCCCCGTCGAGCCACTCGCACTCGTGGAGCTCGATCACCTCGAAGCCCTCCACGTTCCCGCCCAGCACCCACTACCACGGCCAGTACCTCGAATCCGGTGACACGATCGCGTGGGCCAACGGCACCAAGCGAGCACACGCCTACCACGTGGGTGGGTCCGGCACCTACTACGCCGTGTGGGTCGACGGCTCCGGGGACTTCGGCCGCAACACCAGCTCCATTCGGTACAAGACCAACGTCCGCGACTCCGAGGTGACCTCGGGCGACGTGCTGGCACTGCGCCCGCGCATCTACGACCGCAAGGACTACGAGAAGCCGGACGGCACGCCGGTCACCGGCCGCAAGAACGAGTTCGGCCTCATCGCGGAGGAGGTCTTCGAGACCCTCCCCGAGATCGTCTGCTTCAACGAGGAAGGCGAGATCGAGACCGTCCGCTACGACCTCCTGGGCGTCGCACTCCTGCCCGTCGTGCAGGACCAAGAGGCGCGGATCAAGGCCCTCGAAGAGCGCCTCGAAGCCCTCGAAGGCCGGGTGAACGGCGCGTGAGCACCTCCACCTCGGCCGCACTGATCTCGGCCGCTGGAGCGGTGGCCGTGGCCTTGATCGGCGCGCTCGTCGAACTACTGCGCCGCCAGCACCGCGTCATGGGCGAAGTCCGCGATCAGGTCTCCAACACCCACACCACCAACCTCCGAGACGACGTGGACCGCGTGATCACCGGCCTCGGCCAGGTGCTCGACGGCCAGGCGCAGCACACGCGCGAGATGGCCGGCATTCGCGAAGACCTGGCCCACGAACGGGCCGAGCGCCTGGCGGTCGCCGAGCGCCTCGACCGGCACGTCTCTGCCGCGCCCGACCACCACTGACCCCATCCCCCCTTCGGGCCCCGCTCATCCGGCGGGGCCTTTGTCATGCCCGAGGAGGCAGCACTTCTTGACTGCGCACATCTACCCGAAGGCGGACGCCACGTCGCAGTGGTACGGCAAGACGTACCCCGGTGACACGATGCCGCACCCGAACGTGATCGTCCTGCACACCACCGAGGGCGGTTCGTTCCCGACATACGGCGGCGGCGGCTCGGCTCCGAACTTCACGATCAAGGGTGGCGTCGTGCGTCAGCACTTCTACGCCAACCACAGCGCGCGAGCGCTGGTGAACAAGGCGGGCGGCGTCCAGACCAACACGCTCAACGCCATTCAGATCGAACTCGTGGGCACCTGCGACAAGGGCGGCCCCGGCCTGTACTGGCCGAACGCGTCGGATGCCGACCTGGCGGCCCTGGTCGACCTCGTGAAGTGGCTGACCGACACCTACCCGATCCCGCTGGTCTCCACGTCAAAGCCCTGGCTGTCGTACCCGTCCTCGTACGGGTCGCGGAACGGTCAGCGCATGTCGTTCGCCGAGTGGAACGACTTCCGAGGGATCGCCGGTCACCAGCACGTTCCCGAGAACGATCACGGTGATCCTGGGAACTTCCCGATCAAGCGACTGATCGAGCTGGTGAAGGCGAAGAAGGCCGGCACGTCGCCCGAGCCGTCGAAGCCCTCGAAGCCCTCGTCCTCGATCGTCGCCCTGAAGGCGGGGGTGAAGCCGGGTGCGACGCACGCCCAGGTGGCCGAGCTTCAGCGGCTCCTGATCGCGGCCGGGTACGGCCCGATCCCCGGCGCCGTCACCACGTTCTACGGCAAGAACACGGAGGCCGCGGTGGCGCGCTTCCACAACAAGAACCCGCACCTGAAGAGCACTGGTCGGTCGTACGACCCGGCCATAGGCGCCAGCGGCTTCAAGGAGCTCCAGAAGGAGGCTGGTCGCCGATGAGCAAGATGCAGATGCCCGGCTCCAAGCCGATCAGCCTCGTGTCTCTGCTGCCCGTCCGCTACCGCTCCCGCGTGGGGGCCGTCCTGGCTGCGGTCGGCGTGCTCGTGAGCATCGCGTCCATCGTGTACGCCGACAGTCCCGAGGTAGCCGTGATCGTCCAGATCCTCACCGCGCTCGGCGTGGTCGAGACGGGCAGCCCCGAGCCCGACGACGAAGGCTGACACGAAGAACCCCCTGCTGGCCTCCGCCAGCAGGGGGGCTTTCGTCGTTTCACTTCCCGGCGCTCTTTCGCTGGGCCGCCTTCAGCTCCTCGATCTCCTCAAGGGTCATGACCTTGCGCTTGCTGGAGCGCCGACGAGCTGGGGCAGGCGCGGCGCTGGTGTTACCGGGGTCGGCTGCCGGTTCGGCGGCATGTGCGAGCACGTCCTCGACCGGCGTGGCGTGGTCCGGGCACAAGTCGACGACTCTTTCGGTTGCACCTACACGTTCGATTCGATACTTCTGCGTAGGCAAACCGGGCGTTTTGCAGACATTACAGACTGTGACAGTCATCTCGATTTGCCTCTCCGGTACAACCAAGCGCAAGTTCCACGTTGACGAGTCTAACGTGTATGTGTAACCGTAGGTTGGGACAGGCGAGCGTCCTTGGCGCTCAACACCCCGCGCAGCCTGCGGGATTCAAGATCCAAGCCAAGGGGAGACATGCCCGCACCGTCGAAGATCGTCGACGAAGCCGAAGTCGAGTCGTGGTTCCGGCAGAAGAAGACTTACGCATGGATGGTCCAGCAGTACAAGGACCAGTACGGCATCAAGACCTCCATCTCGATGTGGGGCAACTACAGGCGCCGGCACAAGATGAAGAGACGGATCACGCGCGATGACAACCTGATCCCGTGGGCCGTCGAGGAGAAGCACCGCTTTCGGTACGAGGTGATCATGCTTCGGCTGGAAGCGCGCGTGCGCGACGGCCAGGAGCTCGCGGACCGGGACGCCAAGAAGCTGCGCTCGTGGCTCGCTGACCTGGAGGAGAAGAATGCCGTCGTCCACTACGACCCCGAGACGGAGCAGGGCTTCTTCTTGGTCCCGCGGGAAGAGCAGGACACCGACATCATCCGCCAGCCGGAAGAGAAGACGACGAAGCGCCGCCGCGCCGACTGAACCGAGAAGCCAGTAACCCCCAGGGACATCGATTCCCTGGGGGTTTTTGCGTTTGCGCCGGTCACGAGGCCACGCACCGGGCGGGCGCGCGCCCGGTCCGGGTTCGATCCTCGCTCCTCCACGAGTGTTCGAACAAGCTATCGAACATCCTCCTGTGGGGTGATCCCGATGTCAGATGCGGCGGTTAGGATTCCGTTAAGTAAGGCAAACTTGCACCAAGCACGACAGAGGGGCCAAGTCGAGTGGAGGAACAGCGCGAGGCAACCACAGTCCTCGCTCACTCGGGGGAAGCCTGGCGGGAGGCCGGGGTTCAGCGGATCACGGAGGGCGGTGCCGTCCTCTGCGTGGACGCCGACGCGTTCGAGTTCCACCTGACCCTCTCGCTGGATTACACAGAGCACGACTTTCAGTGGGGTGTCGCGCAGGCGGCGGCCCTCGACCTCGCCCTGATACCCGAGACGGAGGAGGAGGCCGAGCTCATAGGCGACGGCCCCGACTTCGTGCGCATCCACTTGGTCCCCACCTGGACGAACCAGAAGGAGCCCCCTCTATGGCCCTGACCATCACCGCACTGCCCGCCCCCGCACCGTCCGTTCCGCGTGATGGGTGGGGGCGGCCCCTCGTGGTGCCGAAGGAAGGCGGCAAGCCCCGCGGCCTCACCAGGACGACGACGTTCATCGACACCATCGAGGACAAGAGCGGGCTGATGTCCTGGAAGCAGCGCATGACCCTCGTGGGCGCCGCTCGCGAGGGTTCTCTTCTGCGCGAAGTGGCTAACTTGAACCCGGAGACGCGCGAAGGAAAGGCCCGCCTGGACGCGCTCGCCGAGCGAGCGGTCACGGTGGCTGGCGCGAACGTGAAGCGAGAGCGCGGCACGCACCTGCACACCCTGAGCGAGTTCGTGGACCGGGGTGAGCGCCTGCCTGCGGGCGCCGCCGCTTCCGACGTGGCAGACATGGCGGCGTACAAGATCTCGACGGCACCATTCGATGTCGTCGCCGTGGAGACGTTCGTCGTCGTACCGGAGCTGAACGTCGGTGGGACCTTCGACCGCATGGTGAGCTACAGCGGCCCCGGCCCGGACGGCGACCACATCGAGGGCCTGTTCATCGCGGACCTGAAGACGGGCTCCATCGAGTACAGCCGCCTCAAGATGGCCAGCCAGCTCGCGGTCTACAGTCGCGGCGAGCTGTACGACCACACCCTCTTCCCCGTGAACGACCGCGACAGGAAGGCGCTGGCCGCATGGAAGCGGCGGGAGGTGCCGGCCGATCTCGCGAAGGCGGCGTACGCCCCGATCCCGGCCGTCTCGCAGGACTGGGGCATCATCCTCCACCTGCCCGCAGGCTCCGGAGAGTGCACGCCGTACTGGGCCGACCTGCGGTTGGGCTGGGAGGCGGCGAAGGCCGCGCAGAACACTCGGGCCCTGCGATCCAAGAACAAGAGTGCGCTTCGTCCGTTTTGATGTTGTTTTTCAGGGCTCGAACGTGTAATTTGAACCTTGCGCCGGACGGTTCGGCGCAGCACGAGAGGGGTGAGTTTGAGCGACACGCAGCGGTGCGTGACCGTCACCATCAAGGCAGGTCCGGGCGGAGACGACTGGTGGGCCGCTTTCCGGGGCGCCTCGTACGAGGTGTACGACGACGTGGCCACTTTTTTCGGCTTCGAACGTGAAAGTGTAACCACGCTCAACCTGCACGAGCTGGTCACCGAGGCCACCAAGACGGCTCAGGGAGTGTCGACCCTCGTCCGCGACCTGGGCGCCACCGTCGTCCCGTCCGCGCAGCCAGCGGCCTCCGGCGAGGACCCGTGGGCAGCCGCGCAGGCATCCCCGGCCCAGCCCCCCGCCCGCGACCAGGGCACCGCGGCTTCCCTGCTGGAGCAGATCAACGCCTGTACCTCCACAGACGAGTTGAAGCGCCTGTGGGCGACCAACCAGGACGCGTTCGCCGACCAGGCCGTGATGGACGCCTGGAAGGCGCGAGGCCGGGCCCTGAAGGCGGCTGCCTGATGAAGCCCCTCGGCCTGTCCGTGGCCGTGGTCTCCCTCGTCCTGGCCGTCTGGCTCTGGACTGCGGCGCCCTGCGAGCTGTGGGCCTTCTCCAAGGCGGGCGACATGCCCGCCCGCTGCATCAGCCGATAACCCAACACCGAACACAAGGAGTTCCCCTTAGTGGCACTGAATCTCGCTTCCCTCCCCCAGGCCAACGGCGGCTGGTTCAAGCCGAAGGACAACGTGGACGCGGTGGCGATCCTCGTCGAGGTCAAGGCGTACGACAGGCAGCGCCCCACGCCCAACGGACCCAAGGACAGCGCTCTGTGCGACATCTCCGTCTGGAAGTCGCGCGAGCAGCTCGGCGGCGCCCCCGAGGTCAACTGCGGGCAGCGCATCGAGCAGACGGTTCTTGCCCGCGACCTGGAGACCGTCGTGGGTCAGGCCGTGCTCGTCACCGTCGATCAGGTGCCTTCCAAGAAGCCCGGCGGCAACCCGGCCTGGATCTGGAAGCCGGTGACGGACCCGGAGATCATCTCGGCCGTCGTGGCGTACGGCGAGAAGCGTGACGCGGCGGTCAGCGCGGCTGCGGCCGAGGCCCCCGACTTCGACTGACGCAGAAGGCCGGCACGGGGGCGGCCGTGTTGGTCGCCCCCGCCCCACCCAGAGAGGAGATACCGAGTGCTGACCCCTGGCCGCTCGCTAACCATGCACGCTGAGTCCGGCCGCGAACTGCCGCGTGTGGAAGCGTTCGAGGCGCTGTACAACATGGGCTGCCGTCCCCGGCACGGCGAAGTCATCATGATCGCGGGCAGGAGCGGCACCCAGAAGTCCGGCCTGGCGCTGTTCTGGGTCGCCCAGATGAACCTTCCGACCCTCTACTTCTCGGCCGACATGTCGGCGTTCACCGCAAGCAGCCGCCTCGCGAGCATGGCGACCGGCGACACCACGGAGATGGTCGAGGCCGGGATGACGGCTGGCGGCCGGTACCGCGAGACGTACGTCAACGCTCTGCGGGACTCCCGGATCACCTTCTCCTTCGGCAGCCCGATCACCTGGCGCGCGGTCGACGAGGAGCTTGAGGCGTACGTCGAGCTCTGGGACGACTACCCGTCCATCTTCGTCTTCGACAACCTCATGGACTTCGAAGGCGCCGAGTCGGACTACACCGAGCAGATGGCCGTGATGTCCAACGCGACCGAGCTGGCCCGCGCGACGGGCGCGACCGTGATCATCCTCCACCACGCTTCAGACAAGTCCTGGGAGGCCAAGAGCGACCCATGGGCACCGCCGAGCCGCGACCAGGTGAAGGGCGGCCTGTCGGAGAAGCCGGAACTCTCGCTCTCCGTGGCACTGGACCCGAACAGCCTGGAGTACCGGATCGCGGTGATCAAACAACGCATGGGCCCTTGCGACCCCACAGCGCGCCGGTACGCCTCCCTGCGCTGCCACCCCGACGTGACCCGCTTCTCGAAGTTGGAGCGGATGACCCTCTTCAATCCCCCGGAGCCGAAGCCCTGGTCCCCCACGGCCGTGCTCGACAAGGCTTGACCTGAAAGGCTAAGTGTGACCGACATAGCGGCGAGGAACCGCCGGAACAAACGCGCGGGCGCCCGCTGGGAGGCCGAGTTCCGCGACGAGCTCCGCCAGGCCGGATACGACATCGAGCGGCTGCGGCTGACGGGCACCGAGGACGAGGGTGACCACGTGATTCGCCGCCAGCCGGTTCGGCATCGCCCGTTCCTGATCACCGAGACGAAGAACGCGAAGTTCGAGCCGGGGACCTTCATCAAGGAGGCCCTCCGCGAGCGCGACAACTACGCGAAGCACCGAGACCTCGACCCGCGAGACGTGGACGTGGCCGTGATCGTCCGGCGCAGGGGCGCGAGCTGGCGTCAGGCGTACGTGCTGAGCACGGTCGAGGAGTTCTTCGACCTCCCCCCGGAGACGGCCTCGTGAGGCAGTACGAGGAGATGGAAGAGCAGGCTCGCATCTGCCGCGAGCTCGTCGAGCTGCTGGACGACTTCACCACTCCACAGGGCCTCGGCGAGCTCGGCTATGACTCGCACGCCCGCTTCTTCCGGGGGGAGCGCGTCGCGTGATGCCGGCCGAGGAAGTCTGCGGGTTCGAGGCGTTCCTCGACTGCCTCAACGATCCCGACTTCGACGGCCAACTCCTCATGGAGTTGGAGGAGTTCTTCGAGATCCCGATGCACGACCTCGACGAATGGATGCTGCCGTGAACCTGGGGCGCCTCCGGAACGACTTCGAGGACCAGGAGCACGAGAAGCCCACCCTCGCGGCCGTCCTCGATCACTACGAAATCGACTACAACGCCGAGCGCACGACGGGCATGGCCCCGTGCCCTCTCCACGACGACAACACGCCGTCGTTCTCGTACCACCTCGACCGCGGCTTGTGGAAGTGCCACTCGTGCGGGGAGGGCGGCGACAGCTACACGCTGCTGATGAAGAAGGAGCCAACAGACTTTGCCGGAGCACGAGCCCTTGCGGCCTCTCTCGCCCTCACAACGGGCGATGCTGGAGGAGGCGACGAGCGCGTATCAGGCAGCGCTTACGCCGGACGCCGCGCGGTATCTCCTCGCTCGCGGAATCAGCAAGGACGAGGCGGCTACGTACCGGCTTGGCGTCGTCGCTGACCCTCACCCCGGCCACGAGCGACAGGTGGGCCGCCTCGCGATCCCGTACCTGGCGCACGACGGGCACCCGCTCACGATCCGCTTCCGCTGCCTGGAAGACCACGATCACCGGGCCTACCGGCACGGGAAGTACAACACCCTGAAGGACGATCCGCCCCGGCTGTACGGCGTGGACGCGATCCACGCGGCGGGCGACGAGATCCACGTGACGGAGGGTGAGCTCGACGCGATCACCCTCCGCCGTCTCGGGCTCCACGCGGTCGGCGTGCCGGGAGCCGCCCTCTGGCAGCCGAGGCACCGCCGGATGCTGGCGGGCTTCTCGCGGGTGTGGGTGTGGGGCGATCCCGACGAGGCGGGGGCCGAGCTGGTCACCCGCGTGTGCAGGTCCCTGCGATCCGCCCGAGGCGTCCGCCTGCGCGATGGCGACGTGACCGAGACCTACAAGGCCGGAGGCGCTGACGCCCTCCTCTCCCTGATCGACGAAGCGAGCACCACGAAGTGACCGAGACGACCGCGAAGAAGACGACCAAGAGGCCGGCACGAAAGCCGGACCCTGCCACGGCTGTCCTCGCAGAGGTGAAGGTGGCCCGGAAGGCGTACGCGGGCCTGTCCATGCCGGTCGCGGGCGGCCACAACCCCCCGAAGGGCCGGGAGCACCACGAGCGTGAGGCGAACCGCTGGATGGCGGCGGACACGGCCCGCAAGTTCGACGGCGTTCCCGGCTGGGACTCCGCTCTGCTGGCGCAGGCGTACCGCACGCTCTCCGAGCGCGAGCCCGAGCGCGTCCGGTCCGGACTCGTACGCCTGGCGGCCCTCGCTGTCTCGGCCGTCGAATCCCTCGACCGGGAGGCGGAGTGACCCGCCGCGAACTCCCTGGGCGGCCAGGCCCTCGCCTGCAAGCGATCTGGGCAGCCCTCGACAAGGCCGAGCGCGAGGCGTTCGAGCGCCACCTCATGAACGACACGGCGGCCGAGGATCTCGTCTGGATTCTCGACCGCTACGGGCACCGCGTGTCCGCCTCCACCATCCGCACGTACCGGCGCCGACTGCGCCAGGAAGCGAACGATTCTTGAGCGACCTCCTCGACGAGCTCCTGTCGAAGCCCGTGGGCCCGTCCATCCCGGCCCGCCAGACCGACCCGGAGCGCGACTTCACCCGACAGATCGAGGTGCGCGGCGACGCTGCCGAGGTCACCGTTCGCGGCCCCGAGAGCATGGACCCGAAGGGCAGCGCGGCGGCCTGCTTGAAGGCCCAGGGTCTCGACCCGGCCGACTGGGAGGTGAAGGGCTTCAGGTCGAGCGAGTGGACGATGCCGAACGGCGAGACGGGCCTCTCGACTCGCTTCCAGTTCGCCAAGAAGGCTCCCGCCGACCGGTCCGGCCTGGATATCGACGAGCTCCTGGCGGCGGTCGACAACCACCAGCCCCGGCAGGTCACCACGGCGGACGAGGGTGACCACACATTCCTGGTCGCCCTCGGTGACATGCAGTTCGGCAAGGCGGACGGCGACGGCCCGGCGGGCACGCTGAAGCGCACGATCGAGTGCATCGACCGCGCGGCCGAGCTCCTGGACGTGTACCGGCAGCGCTTCGACATCGGGCACGTCCACATGGGGTGGCTCGGCGATCACGTCGAGGGCTTCGTGTCGCAGAACGGCTCGAACGCCTGGCGGACCTCGCTGACGCTCACGGAACAGATCCGCCTTACCCGGCGCGTCATGCTGCACGGCGCCCTGACCATGGCGCCGCTCGCCTCCCGCGTCTCGATGGCCGCAGTGCCCGGCAACCATGGTGAGGCCGTACGCATCGCGGGCCGGGGCGTGACGCGCTACGACGATTCCCACGACACCGAGTCCCTGATCTGCGTCCGCGACGCCCTGGCGCTGGACCACGAGCGGTTCGGCCACGTCGAGTTCTACGTGCCGGACACGGACGAACTGACCGTGGTCGTCGACTGCTCGGGCACCACCGTGGCCCACGCCCACGGGCACCAGTGGAGGCCCGGCCGGCACTTCGAGTGGTGGAAGGGGCAAGCCTTCAACAAGGCGTCCGCGATGCACCAGGCGGACCTTCTCCTTGCCGGTCACCTCCACCACGAGCACGTGGACACGGACGGCCCGCGCACCTTCCTTCAGCCTCCGGCCATGGAGAGCGAATCGACCTGGTGGCGACACGCGAAGGGAACGACGGGGGCGCCCGGCCTGATCGTCGCGGTGACGAAGGACGGCCACACCCCCATCAAGGAGGTGGTCCGGTGAGCGCCTCCCACGACTGGGCTCTCCTCGACGACCCGCAGGTTCAGCGCGTGATCGACGTGGTGGCCCGCAAGTTCGGCACGGAGTACGGGCTCGCCCTGGAGCGGGACGACGCCCGGCAGGAAGCCGCGCTCGTCGTCGCGGAGAAGGCCAGCGAAGCGCGCGAGATGCTCGCGGCCGGTCCGGGCCTCCTGCACCGCTGGCTGTGTCAGCAGCTCCGGAACGCGTGGCTCACGGACCTGCGCCACCAGTCGCGGCACCTGTCCTACGAGGCGGCCCTGAACGGGGCCGAGAAGGGTCTCCTGTGAGCACGTACGACCGCCGGGTCATCGAGCACCTTCTCCCGGCCGTATGGTCGCCCGAGGCCGCGTACGGCATCCGGAACCCGGCCGCCCCGGACGCGGACATGCCGAAGGGCACCGTCGACAAGCGGGCCGCGGATTCCCTCTTCGCCCACCTCGCCGACATCCGCCGCGCCTGGGCGGCCTGCCCGCTCGAACTCGGCGAGCGCCGGGCCCTGTTCCTTCGGTTCGCCCTCGACTGGCCGGACGCCCTGATCGCCGCCCGCGACGGAGTGACCGACCGGGCCGTGCGGTACCGCGTCGAACGCGGCGTGGGCAAGCTGGCCGCCTGGCTGAACGGCCAGACCTACATCGACGGGTACGACGAGCTGGAGACCGCCGAATAAGCGGGGACGTGGCGGCGAGGGATCGATTTTGGTCAGGTCGCGACCCACATGCGGCTGATCAACAGCTCGTCCCTCCCGCCCCGTCCGCCTAGGGTCTTTGTCGTAGTCCTGGCAAGTTCTGGCAAGTTCCTCGTCTTCTAGTAGAGGCGCAGGCAAGCTCTGGCATGGGAAGTGTCACCGGCGACGTGGGAGGACATCATGGCCTTGCGAATGCTCGGTAAGGACCCGAACAGCCCGGACGGCAACTCGCCCACCATCTACGTGGACGAGGAGACGGACAGGTACCTCGTCCAGGGGTACAAGGTTCTGGACGAGGAGCGGCTCAAGCAGTTGAACCTCCCCGCGCACGAGGGGGCGGTTGAGATTCCCCGCTATATGGTGCAGTTCTTCCTGGCAGAGGACAGGGAGGCCGCCGCCAAGGATGCCGAGCCGGAGGTGAAGAAGGTTGTCGAGTCCCCCGACGTTTAAGGAGCTGTTCCGCGACTGCCAGCGGACAGCCGTGCACCTGGAAGCCCGCGACGCCTACAGCAAGACGGACTCGGCCTTCGTCGACTGGAAGGCCGGCAAGTCGATCGACCCGGCCGAGCGCTGGGCGGCTTGGCACGGCATCGTCTCGGAGGCGGTCTCGCGAGGTGTCGAGGTTCGTCGGGCTCGCATCGTGTCGATGCCGATCAGCGAGTACATCCGTTTCGAGCACAGTGTCACCGACGGGCTGAACATCGCGGCGGGTGAGCAGGTGCGATGGCTCCCTCGGCGAGACGCTTCGGATCTGCTCCTTCCGGGCAACGACTTCTGGCTCTTTGACTCTCGGCTGCTGTACCTGAACCACTTCGACGGGGAAGGCGAGCCCACAGAGCCCGAGATCACAGAAGATCCGGAGATCGCGAAGCTCTGTGGTTCCGCCTTCGAGGCCGTCTGGCACAGGGCGACGCCGCACGCAGAGTTCGAAGCGTACTGAGCCCTTCGCATAGGACCGTAACCCTCAAATGGAACCGCCAGCATCTTCGAGTGCCCAGGAAGCCCGCAAGGCGCTCGGGAAACGACTCGCGGAGATCCGGGAAGCGTCCGGACTCACCAAACGTGCCCTTTCCGCGACTCTGGGCTGGCACGAGTCGAAGGCTTCGCGCTTCGAGAGCGGCACGCGAGCCCCCTCGGAGCGCGACCTTCGCGATTGGTGCAGGGCCTGCGAGGCAGAAGACCAGGCCGAGGATCTCATCACGACGGCCCGCGGAATCGAGGGCATGTACGTCGAGTGGCGCAAGATGGAGCGCCACGGGCTGAAGTGGGCTCAGCAATCTGCACTGCCCCTTTGGGAGCGGACAGAGCATTTCCGCTTCTACTCGCCGTGGCTCATCCCCGGCCCTATTCAAACCGGCGCATACATCAAGGCGTTGCTGACCTCCATTCGCGACCGTCGTGGCCTCATCGACGACGTGGACTCGGCTGTTGAGGTCCGCCTTGAGAAGCAGAAGATCGTCTACACGCCGCGCACCTTCGCCATCCTCCTGGAGGAGAGCGCCCTCTACCACCGGGTTGGCGGCACAGAGGTGATGGCGGGGCAGCTCGGCTACCTGCTGAGCGCCATGGCGTTGCCCAGGGTGAGCCTCGGCATCATTCCCCGCGACCTCGACCGTCCGCTCATGCCGGTCGAGGGGTTCTTCATGTTCGACGACCACACCGTCAAAGTCGAACTGGTATCTGCGCATCTCACGGTTGTCCAGAAGCACGAACTTGCCATGTATGCCAAGACGTTCACTGAGCTGAAGGAACTCGCCGTGTACGGCGCCGCAGCACGTGAACTCATCACCACTGCCATCGAATCTCTGGGGTGAACGTCGGGCAAGTTCCGGCACACTCCTGGAGCCTTTTGCCACCCCCTTCTTAGTTTTGTAGCCATCGCTCAAAACTTGCCCGGAGGGGGCAGTGATGACTTTGGCAAGTACCGGCAAGACGGCCGAGGATGCTGCGGTCGGCGAGGTCCCCATCGACGTTGAGGAAATCTCCTCGCGCACCGAAGCCGCCCTCGCCTTGCGGATGGACACCACTACTCGCGAGGTCATGGACGGCATGACGCCGGCCATCGTCAGCCACCTGAACCTCCTGCTCCACGAGGATCTGGGAGCGGACGAGGACAAGGGGGTAAAGGCGTTGGTCCGCCAGGGCTACACCCTGATCGACTACAACAATCGGCCGTCCGACAGCACCCCGACCTTCGGCGCGTTTCTCTACCTGCGGGACGCCGCCCTCCTGACTCGACGGCTGCTGTGGATCTACACGCAGCACAACGGGCTGGGTGCGCCGTGA